ATTTCTTTATAGCAAATGAACTCCTGAATATCTCCACCTGCTACAGCGGGGACAGCAGTCCAAGAAGTCCCGACGGTACCTGTGTAGGTATCCGTCGTTCCTTTCTTATCTGCCGTTTCAAATTCTGGGAGTTCATCTGCCATTTAACTATCCTTAAGCTTTCTGAAACGCTTCAACGTAACCATGGTGATCTGACTTGCTTCCTGTGAGCTGAGTCCCTCTAAGCACGAGATTAATCACACCAGTTCCCCCAGCGGTAAACTCTAACCATTGTGGATCAAAGGTGTATGTAAACTGCCCAGGACCTGTTAACCAAGAAGCGTGCTGCGTTTCAACATCAGTCACACCTACATCGTCAACTTGGACTAACTCCCATCTAGTGGGGAATGATTGCGATGTCGAACACATTAGTTTCTCATAAACTGCTGATGCAGTAAGAGTTAATGTGACAACATCATCTGCCGACCCAAGGGCAACGGCCGTGACTACAGCATCACCAAACACCTTTGTACCAGCAGGATCAGCAGAGATTAACAATTCACCGTCTGCGTTGATGTTAAGATAATCAAGGTTTCCTGAATTATCCTTCGCTATCAATCCTGGAAGGGCATCAACACCTGAAGCTGCATCTCCCTCGTCTCTAGCATTAATGTATTGCAAATTGCCCGAAAGATCTTTTACCGGCATTGCAGGTAGAGCATCTACTCCACTTGCTGCATCACCTTGATCTCTCAGTTCAATTAGTTTGTAGTTTCCTGCTGAATCTTTGGCCACCATCGATGGCATATGGTTAGAACCAGCAGTATCTCCCTCTGCTCGTCCCGGTAGCTTGATTCCAGCTCCCGTTGTGTTGTCCTCTACGATCGTAAAAACATGTCTTTCATCGGCCATTATGCTCTCCTTGCATTAAGTTTCCCTTGCCTGTAGGAATACTTCTAAATCGGTAGCAGGCCTATAGCTTGCTCCTAAATATTGTACCTTAATCACACCAGCTGCGCTAACAGGTTCAAATGGAAGCCATGAGAAATAAAAGTTAGACTCAGCGGGACCTGTTCTTCCAGTCGCTATTGTTGTGCTATCGACTAATATGGTTATTTTACCCTCTAGCGCACAACTTATAAAGATCTGTAGAAGATTGACAACTTTGCCTGCCGCTACTGTCTCATTAATTACAGTCTGAAGGACTCCGGGAGTTGTCACACCTACAAAAGACTTATTAAACGCATCCCCTACAGTGGTTTGGTCAACTTTTCCTCTAAACGTCTGATTAGGAGTTGTCATTTACCTTCACCTACCTTCACTAGGGCCGACTCTCCGGTGGAACAAATACCCCACCATATTGCTCCATCTCCACTTGGGGTGTTGAAGCTTTCACCAGGCCCTACTTCCCAGCCATCAGTTGATGAGCCTGGAGTGGCCCCGGCGGTGACAGATGCGGAAGTCGATATGTATAAAATGTTTGTTTCGCTTTTGTTTTGAATCAAAATGACTCTGCGGTCGGTTTGATTAGTGGTTACCAGTTTGATGGCGGTAGTCGATACTGTTAATGTGGTTGGTTTTAATTCGACATCGATAGCGGTCGCTGTCGATGTAATCTCTCCGCCTTCTATGGATACGGTAACAGTACCGTCCTGGCAGACTCTTATGCAGTATTCGGTTACATCCCCTTCTGTGGGAGAGATAATCGTACTCTTACGGATTGCTTCCAATCCATGATCTTTTACGGAAATGGTACACCCCCTGGCTTATTCCCCTTTTTCATATTTTCGCTCAGGGGGATGATTTGAATATTCCACGGGACATTCAGGCCACACACAGAATCACCTTTGAGTGGAACTATATGATCAATTGAATGCTTTATACCTGTTTCTTTAGTTAGTTTTTTGACCAATGGGTAAAAGCTGTTTATTAAGCCAAATGGAGTATATCCATCAAGTGTAGCTATCCTCAATCTGTCTCTATATTTAGCCCTATCGGCACTCCACCGCTTGGCCCATTTATCGTGATTTTCTTTTTTGTCTTCATCACGCCAGGCTTCCAAGACAGCTTTAGCTTTAAGACTTTCCCTATATTTTTTTTGACTCGCCTTACGACGCTCGGGATGTTTGGCCCTATAACGCCTACATCTTTCTTTATCGCTCACTTAAACCTCACTCATGGCCATTAAGCACAAACATTAATGAGTGAAAAGGAGAGTGGTGTTGGCATCCACCCTCCTAAACTACCAAACTTTAAACCAAAAGAAGAGGATCTTACTCCGCTTGGTATCCTCTCACAAAGATACTAAGCTTTCCAGCGGTTAAAGCCGCTGTCCCTACTTCCATATCTATTGAATCATCAGCGGCCAAGACGAGATGTTTGCCAGTTAACAAGGCACCTGCACCAGCGGTAAAACCGATTGCAGCAGCACCAATGTCTGCTATGTATCCGTCTTGATCAGCGTCATTACCAAACTCAACTACTGCACCAACACCGACTAAGGCCGTTTCAACTAGGACATCCACATCAGACACAACGAAACCGTCTGGTAAGTTACCTAGCGCGAAAGTACCGATAGCACCTCCCACTAAATCAAAGTCATACTCAAATCGCAGAACTCTAGGCTCTGTTCTCCATGCTTTTGCACTCATATCATTTTCTCCGTTTTACTACTTTTTTAGTAACTGTTTCTTTTGCTTCTTCCTTGACAGTAGAAGGGGCCTCAAAGACTAGCTCTGGAATATAGAAGTGGATGTACCAATTACCCCCAACCTTATTCACGTTAATTATGTCCGTTTTATATGGCAACAGTTCGAGCATATCTTCTAATGCCTTCAGGTTGTTGCCCTGGATGTGACGTAATTTACTGCCGCCTTTGAGGCCCTTAACTGTCATAAACTTATCCTGATATTTCTATGATTCGTTTGTTATCAAACAATGAGAGGCCAAATACGATATCGGCACTCATCTTGAACCCAAACTTTGACTGAGCGTGGAGGTCGGATATTTTGATCCTCATTCCTTGCTGCATAACCATTTGAAGAGCAGAAGCGTGAACAGCGTAACCGATGTCAGCACCAAGTAAGTCATGCTCAGCTACTCTGAATCCGTATAGTGGAGAGTTAAGCTCACCACTGGATACTGGAGACCCTGCTGGGATGAAATCACTGGAGATGAAATTTGTCTTCTGGATAAGATCACCAAAGTATTGCGGATCTACCAAAAGATGTCGGTTAGTCTTTGGAACTTTCTGGAGAGAAAGAAGAGTTCGCAATCCGGCCACATCTGAAGCATCTAAATCACCGGCAGAAACTGGGGCAATAGTATGATCAGGCGCTGTTGTACTAGGTAGCAATGCAGCAATGATTTGTGTCTCGATTTGCTTCTGAACAGCATAGACTAAGGCCTCTTGTGCCTCTCTTTCGAAAGACTGAGACTGAAGTTGTGCTAAATCAGTGAACTCGAAGGACGCAACCGCTCGGCTGTTTACAACGACGCTGAATTGATTAACAACCATTGTCTCGCTATTGAATACGTCTTTATCGTTAGTCAATACCTCTCCGTCAGGAGCGACAATTTGGTTAACCTTTACCGTATCGCCCATTTGACGAATACTTCCCTCATAGTCCCTAGAAAATATATTGCCAAAGATGAGCTGATTACGAAGCTCGTCGTACATGTTAGTGGCCCAAATTTCTGGGATTAAATTATCTAGTTCTGTCTTACCGCTTACGTCGGCCATGATTAACTCCTCGTTAATAATTAAATTAAAGAATTCAGTTAACCTATGACCGCTGGTCTATAGGGGATCTCCGCTGGAGACTATTTACGTCTAGTGATATTGAGGTTCTGGTAGAGTTCCCCCTGTCTTTTCTTCCTTTCTTCGTGAGGGAGTTGCTTCCAGGCCTCTATTGTGAGTGGTGTCGGATGCCCCGCTGGAGCATTTTGATTCACACCCACGTTCATTGACCCAAAAAAAGGTGGTAACTCTTCTTGGACCGCCTTGGCCGCTTCAAGTTGACCGGTTACCACACCAGTCGACTCATCGTAGTTTATGTTCTCGAGGTTCACAAACTGAGTGGCCTTATCTAAATATTTTGCATCACATCCTAAATTAGTCAACTCTTTTTTGATGGCCGAGGTCTTTGTTGCCTTGACAATCAGATCTTCTCTTGACTTCATTCTCTCTCGGAGGTCGGTTAATTCCTTATCCTTCTCCTCAACTAACAACTTATAGTTGTCCTGTCTTTTCAGCTCGTTCTCACGATATAGCTTGTTTTCACTCTCCAGCTTCTGAAGTCTCTCCATCGCACTTTTCTTCTCATGCAATACCTTATTCAAGAATGCTTCATTCCTGATCGGGTTTTCACTCGCGTCCTGTGTCGGTGTAGGTTGTACGGGGGCCGCTGGCTCCTGTATGTCACCCGCTGGGTTGACGTTCTCTACAGTTGATTCCACTAAATTCTCCTTAGTTCTCTTATTAAATACTCCCTAATGAAGGTAGTTATGATTCGTTGCTCAGGTATCGTCAAGTTGAACCATGGTCTATCAATGCTTGTGAACGCTGCGATTTCAGCATTTGTATTCCCATCCCGGCGAGTCTTGCGATTGACTTCTAAAACAACACCCTTTACGGCAAACACTTTGACTAGGATAGAATTAAGCATCTCGCCAGTGAGAGTTAAATTGCTTCTTGATGGTTTACCAAATTCACCCAAGACAATTCTTCTACGACTCTTTATATATCCAGGGGAGAGAGGTTTTAATTTTTGTCTGACCGCTTTACTAGAAGCGCTATTATTAACACCATACCCTGACTTCACTCTTTTTCTAATAACATCCTTTGCCTTCTTGCCAACGGAAAGCAGGAATTGCTTATTGCTAACAATCCGTTCAAAGGCCTCTGCTAAATTAATTACCTTATCCGTCACAAGTCTTCCTTTTTCTCTATTGTCAAAAGGGCCGTGGTGAGCGGGATATCCACATCTCCTATAAACTGTTCTACTATCCCAAGGAAACTGGACCTGGCAGCATCATTGATCAGAGTGACCAATATTCGCTCCTCTACTTCTTTGGGTAATCCGAAAAAATCTCTTTTAGGTAACAACTTACTGCCATTCACATGACCATGGGCCTTGTCATTCTGATCATCAGCGAATTCAATAATCACTTCTGTTTTAGTAAACCTTGGCACTGGAATCATCGAGGCCATCATCTCCCCACTCAATGTCATATCAACTTTGGGTGATTTGCCAAATATCTTAAATATGTCTGATTTCATATATGTTTTGGAATACTTCTTGAACGGGTTACTTTTCTTATCAATACTGCTACTGGTTCTAGCTCTGATCTCATCGATAACGTGGCGACCATAATTTAATTTCAGAGACGGCTCTGATATAAACGCCCGTAGCTGGTTCTTCTTCTGCAACTCTGTACCTGCGTAGGCACGTTGGAAGATTTGAACCAGATCTAGCTTGTATTGAACTTTTCGCTGTTTTCTCGCCATAGTCTACTTCTTTTTAGGATACGGTTTTTTCTTTTTCTTTTTCGGCATTTACTACCTCCCCCATTAATGAATAGTTAACCCAAAATATTCCCTCTTGCAGCCTTGTCAGTGCGAGGGCCCTTGATCTGCCTTCTGGGCAAAGCTTCTCTACGTTCTCTATCAGCATGTGAAACACCTGCACTATATTCGTGTGTTTTTCGGTGTTCTCTAGGAATAACTTTGTGATCATACTATTGTCTCTCCGCTAGGGCCTTTGTGTGTGTGTCCTTCGCCGTAGGCAGCTTCTGATGTTGCGCCACTGCCATCTTCCATCTCGTGCCAGTGACGATTGGGCTTCCCTGGTGCAGGAACATCCAACCCTGTCCCTTTATGGGCATGATCGGGATGTTCTGTTCCCCTCATTGAGCCACCGATCATCATTCCGGCCTTCTTTAATCCTTCTTCTTCAATCTCTTGTTCTAGCTTGTCCAGTTCGACTTCATCAAAGTCAGGATGCAGCTTTTGAAGCTCACGTCGTTTGGTAGTGAATCCACTCTCCAGGCGTAAGTTGGAAAGTTCCAAAATCTCACGCTCTGAGATGATCACTTTCGGTTCTTGGTATCTAACAGTTACCTCTAGGGTCTTTGAGAATTCCCTATTGCAGTCTGGGGCAAGCAGGCGCTGCTTCCGCCATGCTGGAATCAAATTGTCGCGTAGCTTTGTCCATAGCGCTTGCTCCGCTTTGAGGAAGTAGGCCTGTTGGTCTTTCTTGTCTTCTTGACTCTCCGCTGAGTCCAATGCTTTCGCTACTCCAGAGGAAGCGTTAGATGACTGTAATTGCCCCGGCATCGTCGATGTAGAGAGGTTTTTGGTTGAGAGCAATCCAAGTACCAATTCTCGTACAAAGTCTAATACATCCTGAATTTGGACGTTAGGCTGGACAGTGTTGATAATCGGCGTCTCTCCGTTGGGACCGAAGTCTAGGTCGATGACTGAGTTCGGGCTGAAAGGAATATCCCCGCCAGCTCCTACAGTGTAAACAACTGCCCATGAGAGATACTTAGTAGCAAACGCCAAGTCTGATAAGAGTAGTGGAATGACCACTCCTAGCCTTAGTAAGTCGTCGTCTGGAATAGGATTAACCGAGAACGTCGAGCTGTTTGTGTAAATGAACGGCGCTGTCCCTAGTGGGTTTATCCCTTCAATGTTGTTCATTGCGGCCATTTCACCTGCAAGGATTCTACCTGATCCATCAGTGAGAAGATGTTGCACATCTGTCCACCAGACAAATCTCTGTAGGTTTGGATCTCGCTCGAAGTTAAGAAACTTCATATAAGTATCAGGGATGTCTGGGCATGTAGCAGAGTGCGAGAACACTTCGTATGTGTGCTTCGGAAGATTTCGCATTTTAGGACAGCCATTGTCGTCCACCACTATCTCAGACAAATTTGCCTTGAATAGCTTAAAGTAGCGGTTGGCCTCCTTCATTCTGGAATTGAGTTCCATCGTCTCTTCTAGGTAATCCAGCAACTCTTGATCTAGCTCGTTCTCGTCCCCTACTGACCTGATTGGAGATTCGTTATATACGTTGGCCAGTTTATGGATAACCTTTTGTGGGAAGTTCAGCGGGATTAACCGGGCGATTAGTTCCGATATTGTCTCTGGTTTTTTGAACTCCCTTTTGATAGTCCTCTCTATGATATCCCTGGTGGCACCATTATACATCATGTACCTATCCAAGTTGTCCTGCCGGGCCTGTCTCTGTGCAGGATCATTCACCCAGTCCAGTTTAACCTTCAAGTCTTCTTCAGTTAATATTGGTGTCGCCATAAATACTCCCTCTTAGTAGTAGCTTACTCTGGCCTTTCTCGTTTTAATAATCGGGTACTCTTGATAAACATTATACCCAAACGCGTCAAACAGATGCCCTACCAGAGGATCTTTAATATTCGGTTCACATGTCCCTTCTTTGTAGCAGATTGTTTCAAGTTCTTTGACCGTTTTCGGACAGTTCTTTGGGTTGATCAAAACTAAATCCTGTTCAAATGCCTTGTTGCAGGCCTGCCACCTATCTATCCTGGCCGGGTTGGAAGTCCCTACTTCAATTCCAAAACCGTGTGACTTAATGATTTCAAAATCGGATCTGGAAGCATTTGAGGTTCTTCGCTTCCCAGTGGCATCGGGTCTAACCGCTATGCCGTGAGAACTCCATTTAGGATACTTCTCCTTGATTATATTGCATATCTCGTCCGTTGACGATGTGTTAACTGACAGCTCCATGAACTGGATAGACTTGCCACTCACGTTTTGAAATAAACAGGCGCTCATCGGAGTCCTGTTGAAATCCATCCCGACATAAACCTTGTTGGTATCGTCGTATTCATAGTCGGTACAATTTTGGGATCTATCGAAAGAATGACAGACGCGCCCCCCGAATGTTTCAAAGCTGGCCATATACTCTTGGCGGAATGTTCTTTCGTCTAGGTCTAGCCTTGCTTCTTCAATCTCTTGTCGTCCTTCGGGAGTTTGAAAAAATGGAGAGTCGAGTGTCGTATATTGGAAAGAGGCCCAGTTGGCCTTGCTTTTTGCATCGTTATACATCTCATAGAAGTGGTTATGGCCTTTGGGAGATCCGATGAAGTCTGCCCAACCTCGTTTATCTGACAGAGCTGGTCTGACGGCGTTTGTCCAGGCCTTGTAGTTGATGTCGGCCATTTCATCAAAGATAACCCCATCAAGTCCCTTTCCTCTAAGTCTGTCCCATTTCTCAGCAGAGCGGAGTCGTATAACCGACCCTGTTGATATCCTTTTAATGGTCAGGCTCATCTCGTCTTTTTTGTACGCCCAGCCCAATTGCTCAAACCGCTGCTTGATATCATCCCACATCAAATCTTTCGCTTGGTCTCGGGTAGGCGCCACATACCAATAAAGTGAATTTCGTTTGCGGGTGTGAAAACAGAGTTTTTCTTTAGCGTAGGTTGTTTTTCCAAACCGTCTGCCGCATGAAGCTACTTTGAATCGAGCTGGATCGTGCCAGATAACTCGCTGGGGAGCATGGTTGTATATTAGGCTTTTCATTTGTCTGCTGGGGGAATTTCTAGCTCTTCTTCGACATTATCATTCTTGGGACTATCCCCCCATTTGTCTGGTCTTCTTGCTCCTAACCATTTCATGCAAGCACCAACATCGGGCGGAAGCTCCTTCTCTGATCTTAGTTCGAGAATTTCACCTTTGGGAGTAACGACTTCTCTGGTCTCTTTTACGTTAAGCCCTAAGCACCTCCGCAAGAATGATTGCTCCACTTTGTCGTCTATCTGTGCCCTACCTTCTTTAATGCTCTCACGCACAGCAGGTTGGGCTTCAAACCACCTATAGACGGTAGTAGAAGAAACACCAAAAATGGCCGCTATCTCTTTAACGGTTTTGCCCTCTTGAGCTAAATTCTTAAACACCTCTGGAATCAAATCAAGGTTGAATTTGCTGTTGGGCTCTTTTCCTGGTTTTATGGGTTCTTTTTTATCTGCCATATCTTATCTTACACCATTGGCCTGGAGTTATAAAGCGCGGGTCTTTTTTTCGATAGACTGAATAGTGGAAGTGGCCACCTTCAGTTGTTCTGTCAGTCGTTTGACCTCTTGCTTGGCGGAATGCCCTCTTCCCTCTAGGTTGGCAATAATCTCTTTTAGCCTCTTTTGCTCGGCCTCTGACCCATTTAGCTCTTTTAACAACCTGCTAAAGTCTCGCCTTAGCACAAAATTGTCGTAGGCCACACTGCCTGAAAACGACTTTAGGTCTTCGATTATTCCCTGCTCGAGTACACTTGGTTTCATTTCACTCCCCCTAGAGGAGTAATAGTCCCAAATACAAACATATACGTCTACTAATTATGGCCTTATCCGAGCAAATACACATAGAAACTCGTAGAAGGCAAAACCTACACATCTCTTCGCATTTAGGGGGACAGTTTTCTATTTTCAATTCTTTCACGGAGTACCTTTTCCTTTGCGGCCGCTAGCTCAGGAGAGTTAGGCGCTATGGAATTAAGGAGTCCAAGATTCTGGTTAAGCGTACTCACTACAAACTTCCGGCGACTATTTCCTG